GAACTTCGCAGATATATACAGGAGCAAGCAGATAGATACTTTGGTAGAAACGCACCTGGAGTAAATCCTGTGGAAGCACAGATGAAACAGCAGGAGGTAATAGATAAAGTCTTTCACCACCTCAAACATGTGCTTGATCAGGTGTATTCACTTTACCAACAGTATGGTCCTGATCAGGAATACTTTAGAGTCACAGGAATGCAGGATATGCAGAAGTATTCCAAGGGTAATCCAAATGATCGTTTTGACTTTTATATGCAGTTTGATGCTGCCACTCAAGACCCAGAGCAAATGCTCGAACGGGTAAATGCAATAGCATCACTTGGCGCACAGCTTGATAAGAATGGAACGCTTGATACTGAGCGTTTACTCCAGATTGCAGTTGGACAGATCATGCCAGGTGCAGCCGAAAGCATTTTACTTCCCAAGGAGACTGCACAGGCAAAAGCAATGGAGGAAGAAAGACAGACCATTGCAGAAATCTATGCAGGTGTACCTCCTAATGTTAAACCCAATGATGCCCATGAGATGAAACTTCAAGTGTTTCAACAGTGGTTACAGCAACCAGATGTAGCACAAAAGGTACAACAAGATCCGGCATTACAGGAGCGTATTCAGAATTATATGCAACAAAGAAATATGCAGATCCAGCAAAAACAAAACGCTCAGATTGGTAGGCTAGGGGCAGCACCCACACAATTTGGAACAACAGGAGCAGCATCAACAGGAGGATAAGATTATGCCAATGGGAAAAGGGACTTATGGGACAAAGGTAGGTAGACCACCTAAGAATAAAAAGAAGAAGTGTGGCAAGCGGAAGACCAAGTAAAGTAAATAGCCCAAGGCGTATCCGTAAAGGTGAACCTGGTTATGGAAAAAAGAAGTTTGTAGTCTATGCTTCTGAAGGTGGAAAGAAAAAGACTATTCGTTTTGGTGACGCAAATTTAAGTATCAAGAAAAACCAACCTGCTCGCAAGAAAAGCTATTGTGCAAGGTCAGGTGGTATTAAAGGTAAGACAAATAAACTAAGTGCCAACTATTGGTCACGCAAAGCATGGGATTGTTAGATGGTAGCTAAGAAAAAAGCTAAGTCCCGTGTCAATGAAGCTGGTAACTACACTAAGCCTACCATGCGTAAACGCTTGTTTGCAAAAATAAAGGCAGGCTCAAAGGGAGGTAAAAGCGGACAGTGGAGTGCCCGTAAAGCCCAAATGCTTGCGAAGCAATATAAAGCAGCAGGTGGAGGTTATCGCAACTAATGCCATTAAAGAAGTCACAGAAATCGCTCAAGCGATGGACAGGACAGAAGTGGACAACCGCATCTGGCAAGAAGTCTTCCGAGACAGGCGAGGTGTATGCCCCTGCGAAAACAATAAAGAAACTTAAAAGCTCAAAGGCAGGCAGAGCAAAACTTGCTGCTGCTAACAGGAAGAAACGTGCTGCCACAAAAAAAGGTAAACAATACTCCAAACATGGATTACACAAAGGTAAAAAACGATGAGTCCCCGCAAAAGAAAAACCTACCACGAGATTGACCCAGAGGAAGCAATAACTGCTTTATCCACTTTAAAGAATGACCCTCACTTTAAGAAGTACATCGAGATGCGAGAAGCAATGCGTGAGGAAGTAATACGCCAGCTTCAAACAAAAGCAATCATCGACTGCACAAATCGACACTACATGATGACAGGTAAGCTCGAAGCAATTGATGAGGAACTCGATACCTTCTATAAAATGTAACTTTTGGTTATAATATAGTTATCTAGATACGCCCTTGTGACTTTCGTGGGGTAGGTCACAAGGGCTTTTTTGTTGCCTTTTGTAGCCCTGTAAACTACATTTTGCTACACTAGGCTATTTATGCCTTGATCTTATGGAAGAAGTAATTCAAGAGGTTGACTCAGAGTCCTCTCAAAACTCCGTGGATAGTTTAACGTCTGGTGAAGGTAACCTTACAATGGCAGAACTCGCATCAAGTCTGATGCAGAAACGCCAAAGCGAGGAAACTGAAACCACAACCGAAGAGGAATCTGAACCCGTTGCACAAGAATCTACGGAAGAAGAGGAATTAGAGGATCAGTCTGCTGAAGAGTCGGATGAATCAGATGAGGAATCAGATGAGCCGCCCGTACAGTCTTCGGATGTTCTTTCAAAGTTTAAAGACCTGGACTTGGATTCGTTATCCGAGGAGGAGTCAAAGGAACTCGCCAAGCATCTCAATGCTTCTGCAATCAAGCGGTTTGGAAAACTTACTGCACAGAAGAAAGCGTTACTTGCCGAGAACCAAGAACTCCAGCAGCAAGTTGAGCAAGCACCCGTGCCTACTGAACAACCTGCATTCCTAAAGGATAATGCCTTGCACAATGTCAGTGACGTCAACGCACTTGCTAAAGAAGTTGAGAACCTTAACACGCTTATCGAATGGGCAGACGAAGGGATGGAAAACGAAGTGGAGTATGATGACGCTGGCAATGAATATGTCGTTAAGGATGCTGACAAGACTTACACCAAAGCGGATCTCCGTAGAATCAAAGCGAATGCAAAGAAGATACTTCGCAAAGATGCTCCGGCAAGAGAAGCCTGGATTAAGGAACGTCAAGCAAGTGACCAACAAGCAGTTCAAACTTTCGACTTCCTCAGTGATGGAGAGAGTGATGACTACAAGATGTTCATGCAGGTAAAGCAAAGTCCGCTTTATAAACCATTAGTTGACCACCTACCCAACAGCAACTTTGCACTTGGGCTTATGGTGGAAGGATTAAAGGCAGTTAAAGCGAAACAAGCAAATGCAAGTCAACCAAAGAAATTGAAGAAACCAACTGCACCTGTCGCAAGCACAGAAGCAGGTGCAAGTAAACCAAGATCCGAGGGAAGTAAACTAAAGAAAGCTGTACAAGCGGCTCATGCCAAGTTCGAGAAATCTGGCAATATAGCAGACTACCAAAATTACATAAAACTAAAGCGATCAATCGCATAAATTTAAAACAAAATTAGGAGGATATAAAAAATGGCTAAGAGTACTACCTACAATTCGAGTGGTAATCGTGAAGATTTAACTGATATTATTTCAGTTCTAGAACCAGAAGCGACACCATTCGTTTCATTAATGAAAAAGGGTAAAGCAACCGGGACATTCTTTGAAATGCAGGTTGACCGCCTCAACTCACCCGATTTTTCAGGAGTTTCCGAAGGCGAAGATGTTTCGAGCTTCACCAATCAATCTGCTGACCGCGCTCGCATCGGGAATTATATACAAAAATTCCGCGATACATTCATGGTGTCTGACATCCAAGAGATGGTGGATAGTGCAGGAATTTCATCGGAATTTGCAAATGCGGAAAGCAAAGCCGTACGCAACGTAAAACGCAGTATTGAAAGTGCATTTTGTTCTGCACAAGATCGTCAAGCAGACGCTGGAGCAGGCGCACCTTACAAAACACGAGGCATGTTAAAGTGGCTTGGAGTGGGTGGACAACCTTCTGACGTTCCTACATTCGCACAGAATGTTGCTAATGACACAACTGAACCGCAGACCGAAACAACCTTCAATAGCGTTCTTCAAGAACTCTACGAAGCAAACGGAATGCCTGGTGGACAGTTGACCTTACTTGCAGGCCCAGCATTGAAGCAGCAAATCTCTGACTTCTCAAGAGTGTCTTCTTCAACTCGTAATACCTATCAAGTTAATCAAGATGCTGAGTCCAAGAAGATCACGCTATCTGTTAATTTATATGATGGAGATTTCGGGACTGTGGCAATCGTGCCTTCTTTGTTCATTAATAGAACAAGCGGAAACGACACAGTTGACGCAGATGCAGGACTCTTAATTGATCCTGAGTATGTAAGCATGATGTCCTTGAAAGCTGAGTCTGTAACTGAGCTTGAGAATCAAGGTGGCGGTAGGCGCGGTTTTGTAGATGTCGTAGCTGGCCTCGCATGCCTCTCGCCTATTGCACATGGGTATTTCAACTAATTAGTTGCACAATAACACTTAAAATAAGGAGATTTAAGAAATGGCTAATACAGCAGTAACATTACCAAGCGCTCGCAAGAGTGTATTATCAAACCAAGAACGCGCTCAAGGGTTTACCCATAAGTTCAAAGTTCTGTTCACCGACGTTGATGAAGGAGGAGGATCAACTGATACAGTAACTGTAACTCTTGGTGACACACCTACAGACTTCGTTATCTCAAAAGCTATGGTTAATGTAACCACCGCCTTTGCTGGAACAGGAGCATTCGCAATTGAAGTTGGTACGGACGGAGATCCAAACAACTTCATTACTAGCACAAGTGTTGCTAGTGCTGGCCCAATCATTAGTGAGGTTGGAGCAAGCGTTAAAACATTAGCAGGTAGCTTTGCCGCTGCTTCTGATGTGTTGAGCGCAGTGTTCACTAACTCGTCATCCGGATCACCATCTGCTCTTACAGCAGGTGAGCTAGACATCTATCTAGCTATGCATTCCGCAAACGACGTAGGATAAGAAACGTTTAGGATTTGGGGAGTGATCTGCAATGCGGGTCACTCCCTTTTCCACATCAATTTATTATGGCAGAAATATTCATACCTAAATGGGGCAAGGCACAAGGCAATGGTTCACAATTTATGAAGAACCTAGAGAAGCACTTACGTTACGAAGTAGACTTGGAAAAGTACGAGGCAAAGAAACGTGAGATTGAGTGTGGCAAGGAGAATGGTGAAGGTGGACAAGTCGAGGGACTTGGACAATTAAAAGGCACAATACCTGCCCGTGAATATTTCCGCTGGCATCAAGACAAGCAAGGCTGTTGGGGCGATAAAGCGTTTACGAATGAGTTCTTTCGTGACAACCCACATTTAAAAGCCAAATCATTTTCAAAGAAGACTTTCGTAGCAGGAGGTTTTACTAAGCCCAGCTTCGCATGAGGAAGATAGCAGTAAGCACAATGATCACCAACCTGGTAAGTATGGTTGGCGTAGATTCATTCCTTACTGCTGAATCAACTGCTGCTGTACGCAGCTTCAATCGCTTTGGCAAGTTGGCATGGGATCGCACTGCATGGCCATTCAATTCAGTCATCTCACAAATTATACCTGACCTTCGAGTACGAAGCGTACAAGTAGGTAGTGGTGGATCGAGCTATACATCTGCCCCAAGTGTTTCCTTTAGTGGTGGAGGTGGTAACTCAGCAGCAGCAACTGCAACTATTAACTCAGATGGAGAGGTAAACGGAATCGCAGTTACAAACAATGGCACTGCATTCACAGGAGTACCAACAGTTAGTTTTAGTGGTGGTAGTGGAAGTGGAGCAACTGCAACTGCAAGTATGCTTACTTACATTGATTTTGGCACAACTATAAGCGAGATATTTCGAGTCACTACTAATGATCCTTATGGTACAGCAAGCACATCAGAATTAGCATTTAGAAACATCCAAGATGCAAGTGGTAGCTCGGATTATGGAGAAGCAATTCTACCTGACCAAGCAAGCAACGCACCTGTATGGGTACACTACCGGGCAGGCTTTCCAGAATATGCAAGTGACGCAACAGACTTCCCATATGTATTTGCGGAGTATGCCACAACAGGAGCTTATGGCATGTGGCTGGAGGCGGATGGCCAGACAGAAAAGGCGCAGGTAATCTATCAACAAGCAGAAGCAATTTTACAAAGTGAGTTGGACAAACTTGAAAGACAGGAAGGTCAGACTCAAAAAATTACGTTTATAACTTACGGAACTACAGCAGCAACATCTGCATAACAGGAATAAAATTATGGCATCAGAATATCGAGGTTTAGGACTTAATGGAGGAGAGTATATTAACGACACTGCTGCTCACACAGGTAAATTCTTTGCGATCCTTGCAACGGAAGACACAGTCATTGCGAGCATAACAAGTAACATTGATAACTTGTCTGACATTACAAACTCACAGGACGGAACAGTCCTATCCGCAAATACTGCAATTTATGGAAACATAAGTTCCATCCAGCTTACAAGTGGTGCAGTTATAGCGTACAACATTTAATGGCACTTACACTCGATCTTAATCTTAGCGTAGCACGCACAACAACCTCGTCAGGAGTACCAGGGCCAAACCTTGTACTTCTCACACAGGCAGGTGCGTTCATGCAGACCGAGGATGGTAAGTTTTTAGAATTTGAATTTTAACCCAATTATAAAATGGCGAATAAAAAGATAACCGCACTGATAGAACTATCTGCCGGAGATAGAGCAACCACTGATGTATTACCAATTGTCGATGTCAGCGGGACTGCAACAACCAAGAAGATAACCGTTGCAAACTTAGTGTCTGCCACAAGTGCAGGTGCGTTATCGAGTTACGATTTTAGTGGCAATGCAATCCTTGGATTTGATGCCACGCTAAACGATCAGACAGATAACTACACATTGCAGACAAGTGATGCTGGTAAGGTAGTAGTTATGAATAAAGGGTCTGCGGTTAACCTTACAGTACCAGCAAGTTTAGGTGCTGGGTTTACCTGTAGTGTTGTGCAGAAAGGTGCGGGTCAAGTTACCTTTGTTGCTAGTTCAACAACAATTAATAATCGCCAAACGCATACCAAGATTGCGGGTCAGCATGGAGTGGCAACACTCATATCAACTGCGGATAATGTGTTTGTGTTAGCTGGAGACACTGCTTCGTAAGATGCCTATTTGCTTACCTAGTTTTGCTGGAGTTGTTCAACCAGCTGGGGGATTCTCAAACCAATACAGCGTAAGCTTTGACGGTAGTGATGATTACATGAGTTTTTCTGATGCAGATGCTGGCTTAAATACTAAGTCCTCAGCAACCATTTCAACATGGATTAATTGTTCAAATACATCAGTGAATCAACATATGTTTGGCACAAATAATAAAGAATTTAGTGGCGAGTTGTGGGGAACAAGTAATGTTTTATATTTTGAAATGGGGGACAATAAATTCGCATCCCTAAATTCTTTTCGCACTTACATTTCACAAGATAATTGGCATCACGTTGTTTATGTGTTTGACGGGAGTGGTTCAACTAACAGTGACAGGATTAAAGTCTACATTGACGGGAATTTGATGACTTTAAGTTTTAACGGAACAATGCCAACTTCACTATCTATCACTGATTTTTACATATCAAAAGGTGTTTACAATGTTTACTTTAATGGGAATCAGGATGAAGTAGCTTTGTGGCATTCAGCTTTATCTTCAACTCAAGTTACTAATATTTACAAAGGAGAAGAAAGCGGAGGAAGTGGAGGTACAAATGGTGTACCTGGTGATCTTAGCACTTTTAATCCTGTAGGTTGGTGGAGAATGGGAGATAATAACGGAGGAACAGGTACAACAATAACAGACCAAGGAAGTGCAGGTAACAACGGAACACTAACAAACGGCCCAACCTTTTCAACCGATGTACCCTCTTAAATTATGAGCAGAAAATATGTCATAATTAATGCAGACGAAGTTAGTTCCGTTGATTTTAACCAAGTCGATGAGACGAGTGCAGACACAGTTAGATATTCAGTCGATGGTAGTAAAACTTTTGTTAAGTTTGATTCAGACACAACACCATCATTCTTGGATGGTAAAACCCAATACTCGCATTTTGAAATACTTACCATTCTAGCAACGGACGAGTGGACACCTGACGACCCTCCTGGCGAATAATGTCTGTTGACGAAAAAGATGCGATAGGCGAGAACTCAGTTGTGAAGGCGAATGTCGCTTTCATGTTGAAAACAATTTCTGCCGTTGCAATAGCCACATATAGTTTTGTCACGATTAAGTCAGACATAGATGACCTTCGTAACGAGAATGTAAGGTTGCACCATGAGGTCGATATGAACAGTGAGTTTCGTGTCAAATGGCCAAGAGGAGAGTTGGGTGCATTGCCTGACGATGCCGAGCAAAACATGAGACTTTTATTCTTAGAAAAACAAGCATCGAAACAAGACGAGCTACTAGAGGAGTTAAGGTACGGACAGGCAAGGTGAAATGGAAATTACTCATTATATGTTTGCTGGTCTTGGGGTTGCGTTATCCATCCTCGCATTCTTTATCAAAAGAAATAAGTGGGAAATAGATGATATGAAAGATCGTCTTCGCCAAGTGGAAATATCTGCTGCCGGGCAGATTAAGGACATCGATCACCTGACAAAAGTCTGCGAGGATCGAAGGGAAGATATTAAGAAAATCTTCGAGAAGATGGAGGCTAAATGAAATGTTTGAACTCCTTACATTATTTCTTACGGGAGGTGGTTCTGCGGCAATGGGAAGTATTCTTAAAGGCGTGTTTGGTGCGATTACAGATGCTCGTTCGCAGAAGCATGAAATGGAGATGGCAAGGGAATGTAGGAATAATGAATTTGCTATGCAGTTCCAGGCATCACTCAATAGTGGTGCTAGTGGAGCTTTTACTCGTGCTACTAGGCGTATGTTGGCTCTTATTGGGATGTTCACACTCTCGTTCATTACCTGTATCACCACCATCTACCCCTCAGTTCCGCTCGTCAGTACAACAAACATTACAGGAGAGGGGAGGAAAGAATTTCTATTCGGACTCCTCAGTTTTCCAGCAGAGCAAGCCCCTTTGGTTGTTACAACAGGACATATCGCACTCTTCGAGGCAACAGTAGTGTTACCATTAATTATAGGATTTTACTTCACGCCAGGAGGACGTAGATGATGCTTGATCGTGTTTCAGTAGCAGGTATGAGTGGCACAGTAGCAACCTTTGGATTGTCAACAATTGATACATTTCTTGGCATTGCAGTTGGTGCGGTAACCTTGGTGTACATGTGCATAAAACTTTACCAAGAAATTAAGAAGAAATAATGGCACGTTATCGTACATCAGGTAGATTGGATGACCAAGTTCTTCAAGATGGGGATCGTGGATTTCGTGGTATAGATTCATACAAAGAAGCAACAAGTTTAGAACCGGGCTTTGTACGGACAAGCGAGAATATGCGCTTGATTGGTGATCTTGCAGAGGTACGCAAGGGTATAGATTTCTTGGCAGGTGCAGTTACACTTAGCTACAATGGTACGAATGAGATGGTATTTGCATCCACACTCTACTCAGATCCTGCAACAGGAAATGAATATGTGGTAGTTGCAACCAAGGATAAAGTAATCCTATGGAATGATGCAAACAACTCAGGCATAGATATTGATTATCCAGGCAGTGAAGTTGTGGCCACAGCAGATGGCGCGAGCTTCGTGCAGGCATTGGAAAAACTCATCTTGTTTCGTGGTAAGAATAAAACACCACTTGAATGGGATGGAGATGTAAGCAATGATTTCGTAGTCAAAGCAAATGGAAGCCCAGGTGCTGGACGTATACAATGTCCAAACACAGACTTTGGTGTATTCTTTAGGAATCGTTTAATCATACCGCAACCCACAGATAGTAACTATTCTATTATCATGTCTGATTTATTAGACACAGATAATTACTACGCTGCTGAATCACAATTTAGAATCAATAAAGGAAGTGCAGATTTTCTTGTAGGCTTTTTTCCATACCAAGAAGATCAGTTAATCGTGTTTATGCGTAACAGCATTCATATGATAAATAACATTGCGACAACCTCCGCAGCTAACACATATGAGATTACAAGACAGCATGGTTGTGTGGCACGCAAATCAATTGCACAGTCTGGGCCACAAACATTCTTCCTATCAGATAATGGGGTCATTGTCTTGTCACCAGGTACAGACCCTGCCAAGGGACTTGGGGTAGCTATTAGTAAAGTAAGTGGCGAAACCATACCCATGACCAGACCTATACAGGATCAGTTTGATGAGGTTAACTTTGCAGCAGCAGATAAAGCGTGTGGAATCGTGATGGACAATAAATACTATCTTGCAGTCCCAACAGGTAGTTCAACAGTAGCTAATAAGATTTTCATATTTAACCTACTTACAAGCACATGGACTAGCGTTGACTCCTACCCAGCAATGGCAGGCAGCTTGGCATTTCATGTAGATGATTGGGTAATCTGCTCGCATGGAAGTAACCCAACTAGACGCAGATTATTCGCAGGTAACAAAACAGGTTGGTACTTAATGGAAGAAAATTCCATTGATGATAGTGGACGCAAGATAGGAAGTACAAGCGAGTCCGGCACAACTGCAATTGCAGGTAAACTTGTCACACGCTCATACACATTTGGAGACATCAATGTGAAGAGTTGGAAACGTGGTCAGTTAGGTGCAAACACAGTTAACCAGGATGCATTTAATATTAAGGTCAACACACTCGATCCAGATGCAAGCACCACAGTATTAAGCCACACCGCAGATGGCACAGAAGAAGCACTCTTCCGCTTTGGTACGGGGCGTACCCGTGGGTATGGTGCAGAAGTTGAAATCAATGTTACAGCAGGGAGACCGAGTTTCAGACATGTTAGCTTGGAAGCTATTGGTGTAGGAGCAAATGCAAGAAGGGAGGTTGCGTAGATGGCAATCACCGCAACAGTTCAGCGTGGGTTCACATTTAATACAGGCGTGGATGTAACTGCTTCTGCACTTAACCAACTTGGTGAACCAACTGTTACCATCAATGAAGGAAATGTAAACATAACAGGTGGCACAATTAGTGGTCTATCCTCACCCATTGCCATTGCAGATGGAGGCACAGGAAGTGCAAATGCAGGGGCAGCAAGGACTGCACTTGGACTAGGGACAATTGCCACCCAAGCGAGCAATGCAGTTGCTCTGACAGGTGGCACGATTAGTGGAACAATAATGACATTAAAATCATATGCAGTAAGTGGCGTGCCATCCGCATCTCCAGCCGGGCAAATGATCTATGTAACCGATGGAAACTCAGGTGCAGCAACAGTCGCAGTATCCGATGGATCTGCATGGAAAGTGGTCGCATTAGGAGCGACAATTAGTACATGAATATATTAGAACGAGCAAAGGAATTTTACGAGCAGACCAAGGGCGATATGTTCAAGGATTTAAGTGCGTATGCAGCCTATGGATATGTATTCATTACCCCACAAACCATGTTGCTTGGAAAAGCAGTAAGGACAGATTCAGACATCCATCCAAATGAACAATGGGGTGTACTTGCACCCGATGCCTGGTATGTAAAAACCGCCATTGGAGATAATGCAATTTCAGACTTTATAAATAGTATTCCATACCCACTTCCATTTGTTGGGTGGATGAGACAATTAAAACAAAAACCTATTAAGTGGTACGACTTTAATAGAATCAATCGGAGGAAATAACAATGGGAGGAGGGCCAGACATAAATTATCCAGACCAGCCAAGTTATGGCGAAGGGATGGCAGACGCACTTAAAGCACAGGTAGAATTACTTACAGGTACAGGAGACTTTGCAGAGACAGGGTCACTTGAATCCTTGCTTCCACTTGAAGAATCAATTCGTAGAAAGACTGCGCAGACAGACACGGATATACTTAGGCAGACTTTGTTAGGTTCAGAGCAAAAAGTTGTGCGTGATCCAGAGACAGGTAAGTTTGGAATACCCGGTGAAAAACCTGTGGAAACTGCTGGTGGTGGCAGGTATCAAATAATACAAACTAACCCAGGGTACGATATTAACAAAGGTTTTTCAAAGACATCATCTGGTTCTGTGCCGGAATTTTCAATATTAGACACGGAAACAGGTGGTATTGCTGAGACAACAAGGGCTGTTTTCAAAGGGGGTCTAGATGGTTATAATAAAGCAATGGAAGAAGTTTTGAAAAAAGCCTCAACTAGTTTAAAAACACTTCAAGAAAACATTACCAATGCAGGTGGTGATACAAGCGCAGCAACCCAAACATTTGAATTTAAAAATCCCAATACAGGTGAACCATTACAAGAAGGTGAAGTAATACGCGCAGGTGATGGAATGATCGACCTACTTGGTGACACACGTGCAGTACAAGAATTTAATACCCGTACAGCAACTCAAGCTGATGTGGATGCAAATCTTGCCAGCAAAGTAGGTGAACAAGTAGTTGAACGAGTAGATACCACACGCCAAGCTGGATTCGATGATAACAATAAATTCCTTGGTCTATCTGCAATGGCAGAAGATATACAACGTGGTAACTTATCACGCCAACGTGAAGCAGACCTACAAGATGTAGCTCGTTTAGAACCACTCTTTGGACAAATCATGGAGGATTATAAACCTGGTACTACATCCGCATTGACCGGGGCAAAAGATTTAATCGAAGAACAAAAAGATAACCTGCTTGGAGAAGTAGGAATCTCCGATCCAACAAAAGTACAATCTCAAGGTGTACAAGCAGATGCCCTACGAGCAGGCTTAATGACCGATGCAGAAGAAGCACTTGGACAAGGACTAACAGATCGTGAGGAACGCCAAATCGCAGAGGCTGCACGCGCACGCTCCACTATGATGGGTAGAACATTTGACCAATCTGGTGCAATCGCAGAAGCAGAGGCAAGGGTTGCTGAAGACAACCAGCGTAGAATGCAGAACCGAGGATTTGCACAATCTGTACTTGGACAGGAAGCAGGTATACAGACAAGTGATAATACACGCTCCATGCAGGCAGACCAATTTAACGTGGCATCACAAATGGATGCCGAGAAATTGCGTGAATCTCTCAGGCAACAAGGATTACTAGGATATTTAGACGCAGCATCACGAGTATCCCAACTTGAGAACCAAGGACAACTCGATCCATTCCAGGCAATACTTGGACGCTCTGGTGGTGGAAGCTTGCAAGCCGGACAATCTGTATTCGGACAGGCAGGTTATGGACTAAACTCTGGCCCTGCATATCTTAACCCAGAGAGTGGACTTGGATACATACAAAACCAAGCAACCAATGCAGCTAATATGTATGGCGCTCAAGTTGCAGCAGATGCAACTAAGACTGCTGGTATATTTAGTGGACTTGGTGCGCTTGGTGGTGGAATAGCAACCGGAGCAATGCTCTGCTGGGTAGCAAGAGAAGTATATGGCGAGCATAATCCAGCATGGAAGATGTTTCGTATGTGGATGTTCCTAGAATCACCTACTTGGTTCTTTAAACTATACAAGAATTACGGAGAACGCTTCGCAAACTTCATCGCAGATAAACCACGCTTGAAAGCAGTAATCCGTAAGTGGATGGATTCAAAAATAAGGAGATAAATATTATGGCAAGAAAACCATTCTTTAGCGGAAATTACGGATCAGCGCTTGCACGGGTCGATACTCGACCCATTGTTGAAGCCGGGCGTGCGCAAGGCCAAATGTACGCCAACATGGGTAAGCAAATTGGAGGCATGATTCAGCAGTACGGGCTTAATAAGGAGAAGCGTGCAGAACTAACAGGTGAGATTGAGGCCATGCTTCCACAATACATGGATTCATTTACTAGCACAGGTAATGAGGTAGATGATAAAAAGAATTTTCAAAGACTAGAAAAGTTTAGCAAGGGAGACATGAGTATGGCAGACCTTAAAGGTCTAGCTGGCGAGCTTGCTATGAAGGATAAGGTTGAGGCTAAAAAATTTGCACGAGAAACTAGCGAAGTTAATAAAAAACTCCTTGAGCAAGAATTAAACACAAAGAATGAGTTACAGGAATTAAAGAAGGTACAGCTAGGTCAAAGAGAAAAAGCCTTTGAGGGACTTGAAAGAGAAGCAGATGAAATAGGGTCAATGATTCAAGATCCTAACTCAGGTGTGACTCTTGATAACTTGAATGCTAGATCACAATTCTTATATAGAAATATTGACCTTATTAAAAATAGGCAAATTGATCCAATGAAGGCTGCGTTTAGTTCTGCTGATGAATATAAATTAGAACTCGATAAACTTACATTGGAAGAAAAGCAAAATGAAATCAAAGGGCAAGAGTTAGAACTTACTGAGAAGACAGAAGAGGCAGCTAAGATGCCAGAGTTTACTGATAAGGCATCTGCCCTTGCATCAGTTAAAGATCGTGACCCTGGAGTAAGTGCAAAAATTGTTCCATTCAAAGGTGGTTTTAATGTATCAATGGAATTCAAAGCAAAAGATTTTCCTACAAGTGTGCAACCACTTGAAGGTTTTGACGATGTATATAGTCATGGTGGATATTTATATAAAGGTATTACGGATAAAAATGGTAAAACAACTATGACTAAAATTGCTTCTGAACAAATTGGTCAAAGAAGTGATCTACTTGGAAAAGCAATTGATCGCTTAGATGATCAAACTCTTAAAAATTATCGTGTGGCGAAACGTGATGGTGAGTTAAATGATGATAATGATTATGAATTTAAATTCAGAGATAAAGTTACAGGTGAAGAAAGAGAAATGATATTACCATTTAATCCAATACTTGAGGACAGATTAGTATATGTTGATGGATTGCTTTCTAAATATCAAACAACATTAGACGAGGAGATCGACTTAGACCTAACCACACGATGAGTGTCATTAGCGTACTAACTGATAACGGAGTAAAGAAAGTCCGTATTGCAGGCGAGCAACCAACGCCTGAAGAAATTGAGTTAATGCGTAATGAGTTCTCTGATATGGGTGGCACGCAAACAATGCCTATGCCTCCTTCATTGCCACAAGAAGCACAGGAGAACATACAAGCAGAGCAAGCACAGGCAGACATACCAACCATAAGTGCAGATCCATTATCTCCACAGGAAAGAGAACAAGCAAAACAACAGGCTCGTCAACGAGCCAATGCAGTTGATGACCCAGGTATGGGTACAGTTGCAACTAAACTTGTGCGACCTAGATTCTCTGGTGAGAAACCATCTCAAGGTGAGGTGGCAGCAGGTAAAGGTATGGGGCGTGCAATAGGTTCACTTGCAGGAGTTGCAGCAGCAGCAGCAGGTAATGACAAAGCTGCAAAAAAGATAGATCAAAACATTGCAAACATTCCATACGAAGAAGGTGTACCTCTACTTGCAGAAGGAGTTATGCAATTTGTGACACTTGCTAATCCGGCAACACAGATAATGAAAGCAAAGGGTGCAGGTGCAATGGCACAAACTGTAACTGCATCTGGAGTATCTGGTGGTCTAGGATTTAGTGGACAACAAGAAAGACTATCCGATCTTGTGCAAGAGTTTCCTGCAATCGCAAATCCTGTTACTGACTTTCTCGCATCTGATGTGGATGATTCCTTTGCAGTTGGTAGATTAAAAAATGCATTAGAATTTGCAGGGCTTGATGCTGCGCTAATGCTTCCATTCGTAAAAACTTTAAGGCAGACTCGTGGGCAGGCAGGGAATGCAAAACCAAATGGTGAGGTTGAACTCGCACAGGAAATTGACAAAGCAGTACCCAAGCAAAAACCAAATGCAGTTGTTAGACCACCTACTAAAGATGGTGTAATACAAGGATCTAGTGCAGGTCAAATTCAGCTACCTGACAAAGTGGTGGAAGCTGTTACAAAACCATTTGAGAAGGTGCTTAACACAATAGATGCAGGTATGCAGAAGTCAGGTCTGCTAAGTGACAAAGCCATTCGTCCTATTAGTTCAAGAATTGAAGAACTTAGCCCACGCATGGTAAACAAATTGTATGAGTTTGAGCTAGATCAAAACATGCTTGCTGGTAGCTACATGAATAAGGCAATTCCATTCATGGAATCCTTCAAGAAGATGAAACCAGCGGATAGAAAACTTTTAACTAAGCACGCATTAAACAGCGATACATCTGAAGTGTATAGTGTTATTCAAAGATATAATACAAAGCTACCAGGCATGAAGCGTCAATTTGATGATCTGCGCCAAACCTTTGATGACCTACATAAACTAGCTACTGATAATGGTATAGATGTTCCTTATAGAAAAGATTATCTACCACGCATAATGAAAGATTATGATGGGTATCGTAAGCATATTGGAGTGGATGCAAAATCTGAAATTGATAAAGCAATCAACCAAGCATACTTAGATAAAAACAAAGTACCTCAAGGTGGCGCATTGCCCACCAATCCAAAACCACTCACACAATTTGAAGAGCGTGAAGCGATAAGAAAATACTTAGAAGGAACTAAGTACACAGGAGATGGCACACCAGGCTTTATGAAGAATCGTGTCATTGATAAAATTGATGATGACATACTTCCATTCTATGGTGGGCTTGAGGAAAACATACAGAACTATATAAACAATGTAACCTACCGGGTTGCAAAAAATAAGTTCACAGGAAAAGTAAAAGGTGTCGAAGGATACACAGAACTTTTATCGAAGCTAAATCAAAGAGGTAAAGTAGCAGATGCAGATACTATAAAAATTAATGAACTCATTGATGCTCGTTTATCTGGTGGTGAGCAATCCATTGGGCAGGTAGCACAACTTTATAGGGATGGTATGTACCTTACAAGTATTGGTAATCCAATATCCACAATAACACAGGCATCAGAATTTATGCTTAATGCATATCGTAATGGTACTTTAAATACATTAACAACTGCACCAAAAACTTTAGCTAAAAAAGGAATAACAGTTAAAGACCTGGGACTAGATGATATTGCAAAAGAGTTTTCCGATCCATTGTCTCAATCGCAAAAAGGTAAGTTTGGGGTAGCTAAAGAAGTTACTAATAAACTTTTAAGAAAGACACTTGGTGCAGTGCAATTCAAACGCATGGACGAATTAATGAAAGAGTCCAACCTAAATGGTGCGTTTTTGAAAGCTCGTAAGAAAGTTGCTAATGTTAGATCGAAAGAGTACCAAGATTTTGCAAAGGAGATGTCAGAATACTATGGGCCAGAAACAAAGAAATTCCTAGATGCTCTCAAGCGTGGTGATGCAAATGATCCTAATGTTAAAACATATTTATTCTCACAACTTGCAAAGACACAACCCATATCATTGTCAGAATATTCAGAGTTTTATTTAAGGAATCCTGGTGCTAGACCTGCATACTTTCTTAAAAGTTTTGCACTCAAACAACTTGAAACTACTCGCAGAGATGTGACTAGAAAACTTGCAAGCGGAAATGCAAATGAGATCCGTGATGGCATGAGGCAAGGCATACGATTGTCTGTTCTGTTTGGTGGTGGTATGACTGCAAATAACTTGTTTAAAGACTACCTTCTCGATAGAGATGACAAGCTTGGCATGACAGGGGATCAAGTGCCAAAGAAAGAGAATGTGGCAGGTGCAGCAGCAGATGCAATTCTTACATTATTTGGACTAAGTAGATACTCAGTATATAGAATTAAAGATGATGGACTCTATGGTGTGGTTGATATGTTCTTGCCACCAAAAGCAACTGAAGTCTTTGAGTTAGGCAAATCATCATTAAGTGGAGATTTTGATAAAGCAGGTAGAATCATTGAGAAGAATATTCCAATTGGTGGTAAGATATATAGCCAACATTTTGGTGCAGGTGCAGACTACAAACGCAAGAAGCGCATCAAGGAATATAAAGCAAAGAAGCGAGCAATAGAGAACATTGGGAAGATGCCAAGCATACCAAATATTCCAGAGTTAGAGCTAGAGTAACTTGACAAAATAAACAACTCAAACTAACTTAGCATTTACAAAAGGGACGTAGTAATTCCTTGAGTTAGCTGGCAGGAGTGTCAGCACTAGCCACCTCCGGGTGGCTTTTTTTGGACTGCATTACTAGCGCTACCAAATAAAGTTAAAAAAAATACACAATGTGTTTGACATAAAAACATTTTTTGCTTTTTGTGATGTCAAGACAAGGAATTATTCATCTACTAATACAATAGCCCTTGTACTTTCGTTCAGAAATGTCACGCATGACTTAGAGAAAGTGCAATGGGGTATTAAAACCCACATAAATACCAACTAAGAAAATGCACAAAATTAAAATTAACGCAAAATCTTTACATTCGTATAAAGCGGATATAGGTAAGATTAGTACATCACTAAATACCCCACGAAATATGTCTAATAATATTGTACTAAATTATAAGAAACCACCTGCGCGGACAATCCTTCTAAGCGAATTAATATACGCTTACAAAGATTGTCGTAGTACATCATTTAACGTTCCTAACTACGAGACCCAGCGTAATTGCGCTAATGCATTTAGGTATGTCTTGGATAAACTAGGCATGAGTTTGGATCTCGATACACGTTATTTGGGTGGTAGGCATCCTGAGAGTGGATTAATTTTACCTAAACATTTTTTGCGTAACTTTCCAGAAGGCGCACAAAGATTGAAATTGAGTAAGTCTTTATTCTCACGTGGAATGATTGAGTGGTACGATGAGATAGGAATTGAGACGAGTTACATGGTAAATTGGACAACCACTGTGGTTAAACAACAACCCGTTAAATCATTTGTTCCTACCAATGACATCAATGTCATCATAGAGAAGTGTGAATCGATCAAGGAAACCAAACCAATTTTTTACAAAGCATACCTTCTTGCGTATGGATTGGGCTTGCGTAACTCAGAGATGAGGCGAGCGAAGTGGAGCGACCTCTATGAGGATGTCGAAGGCAACAAATGTATTCGTATTCACAATCCTAAATGTGGTGGTGAGTTCCAGGACAGGCCATGCGATCCTACATTTTGGGACAAGGTCATGGAAATGCGTGACTTTAATGACCGAATATTAAATTGTGGACAGGTAAAAATTCGTGAACACTTTGCACAATTCTTAAAAGAAGAGTGTGGCGTGAAGGAAAAGTATGCAGTTCATTTGTTAAGAAAATACTGCGGACATCGATTGATGCGAAGCAATGGAATTTATCCGGCAAGTAAAGCGTTAGGACACGCAGACACTAAGTTGACGGATCAGATATACAGTGGGCTACCTACTATAAGTGCGAGTAAGATCGCATAATTAAAAATACCCCATGCATATAACCAATATGCAAAAACAATAATTTAAACTACAATCAACTACAATTAGTTATGATAACAACAGCAGTATTTAATGGTATAGAATTTCGGATACAAGAAAACGGAGCAGTCGAGATATTTGCCGACCGACCTAGTGTCGTGCAGATTACAGACTTGCAGGAATTACTTACTTCTTTTTTGAAAGCTCAAACTTCAACGGAAGTTCAAAACAATAATCATTCTCTCGAATCGTCTTACAAGCTGCACGAAGAACCATGTCGTAAAGCTGGGCTTGGAGGAGACCTGTATCCTCACTAACTGTTTTAATAGTTTTACGCACTTCAGAGTGTAAACGTAGGGATAAGGGTTTGGTTAGATTTTCACGGGTTTTGCTCATGTACCTCAAAAAGCATGACAAAATACAATAAGCAACAATAAAATACAAAAACATAAAAATAAATAATATTATGGCATTCTTACCTAGTAATATAAAAGCACCCTCGGAGGGTGGTGGTGGCGCTGGAAACTATATGAGGTTTCAGCAGGGAGATAATAAGTTCCGAATAATCGGATCGAGTGATGATAAGCCTACTCCAGGCTTTATATGTGGAACGTTAGGCTGGGCAGTTGTGGATGGCAAGAAGCGTCCCATCCGTTGGGCAGAAGGTGCAGAAGCACCACAGGCATTTGATGATAAACCACGCAGTTTTTATGCGTTTGTGGTTTACAATTATGCAGAGAGTAAAGTGCAGATATTGGAAATGACGCAGACAAAACTACAAGCGGAGTTGCTTCAGCTTGCGAATGATGAGGATTGGGGTGACTGCAGGAAGTACGACATAAGTGTGGTGCGTAATGGTGAGGGATTGGAAACAACTTATGCCATGAATCCAAAACCTATAAAAAAGTTGGATGAGGATTTGCGAGCTATTGTGAAGGCAGAGTTAAAAGCAATCAATCTTCCGGCATTGTTTGATGGTGAAGATCCATTTGCAGCATTTGAACCACCTGTTGAGGAGGACGAGGACGAAGTCCCTTATTGATATGCTACGACCTAATATTAGTAACGAGGACTATCATGCTGATATTGCGTTGGGTTCGAGTCGCGCAAGACAATTGCGCGGCTCTTGCCCACTCAAGGTGAAGCACGCAATGGGTCAACCAAGTCCAAGCACACCTGCACTTCTAAATGGTAGCATGACACACTCTGCTGCATTAGAACCAGATCGTGTGGACATCGAGTTTGGTTGCAAGCCAGCAGAGATAGATGGTAACTCAACACGCACAAAAGCGTATAAGGAATCATTCGCTGAGATGGAAGCAGCAGAGCCACAAAAGCGTTGGTTACCAGAGTCTGATTATAATATGTGCATGGAAGTAGCTGCATCTGCAAGACAACATCCATTGTTACTTGAGATGTTGTACCATCCGGCAAGTAAGATCGAGCATACAGGATACTTCGAGATCGAAGGTACGCCCTGCAAGGTGCGTCCTGACTTGTATAATAGCGAGAATGGAATGGTCATAGATTTAAAGACAACCATGGATGCAAGTGAGAAAGGATTTGCTAAGAGCGTTCGTCAATTTGGCTATGCATTTCAAGCTGCATTCTACATGACTGCACTTAGACAGATGGGCGAGCGACCCAAGCAGTTTGTGTTCTTGGTTGTCGAGAAGAGTGAACCATATGCCACTGCATGTTACCATATAGATAATAATGATATTGAACGTGAAGTACCAAGGGTGCTTGAAGCGATTAAAATCTATGGTGAATGTTTGCGTACCGATGTATGGCCTGGCTATTCCGATGATATTAAAACATTAAATCTTGGCACGCCTTTTACAGAGAATCGTTTGTCTATAAGTAAGACCAGCGAGAAGTTTGGTGTGAGTCGCAGTTATGTTTACAAGATAATTAAGGAACATAAGATTGAGACCAGGAAGATCCGTAACAGGCAGACCATATCGATGTATGAATTTTCCAATGCCTTGCGTTGGGCTAACCAAAAGGTGGCATAATGGGCAGGAATCAAGGAGAGAAGAAGTATCTAATCACTAGCAAGAAAGCACTCAAACTACTTGGGTTTAAATCACAGACAAGCTTGGATCAATTCCATGCGGATGAAGGATTAACCTGTTACATAATAGATGGCATGGCCTGCCGTGGTGGACGTGGATTTGCATGGGATAAAAGAGAAATTAACAAGTGGATGAAAACTGAAGGAAGGAGCAGTGACGAATGGCTAATAGATTGAAAATAAACGAGATGGATAAAGTGCTGGGATATGCTGAAGCTCATATTGAGCAACAGAACTTTGAAGGCGCGGTTGTGGTATTACATGCAGCACTGAAGCAATTAGTGGCTACATTGGCAGGTGAGGATATGAACAATCAGAGTGACCCTGACATCACGATATACACTCACAGAGAATGCATGATATCTATTGATGATATCAAAGAGATATGTGCCAAGACTCTGGGTGTAAGTGTTGCAGAGATAGAAAGTAGGAAACGCACACAGGATGTATCATTGGCACGCCAATGTGCAATCTTCTACTCTCGCAAACAAGGATATAAGGTTGAAGAGTTGGGAAAGGTCTTTGATCGTAATCATAGCAATATATCCCACACCTGTAATAAGATCCATGATTTGCTTGAATGTGATCGTGAGATGGCAGCCAAGATTAACCTGGTGGGAAGAAATATAAATGCCAATTAGTGATGGAAAAGGGAGAAAAAATAACGCTGTGCGTGAAGAAACGAACCCCTTCATTGAACACACTTCTGGGTATGAATCGGTGGGCGCGAGTCAAAGAGAAGAGAGAAATGCAGAAGGAGGCGATGATCGCCATCGAGTCCGCATTATCTCAAAGCGAGTCAGAATCTGCGACCCGGACAACCTTGTTGGGGGAGTCAAGTACCTCGTCGATTCGCTCCGGGCTGCGGACATTATTCCAGAAGATGACCCTCAAGCGATCACCCTCGAAGTCAGTCAAGAGAAAGTCAAAACCTACAAGGAAGAAGAGACGTGGGTAGAAGTAACTAAACAATAACTAACAATAAAAAATACTATGATAAATACAGCACAACAACCAATGAACTCACAGATACCTGAGTCAGAATACTTATACATTAGTGAATTAGGTTTACATATCGACGTACGAACAATAACGCCACAGGAAGCAAAAGAAATTCTTGCTGGTCAAATAAAAAACAGGAATGTCTCAAGTGTAGTAGTCACAAGATATGCCAATCAAATGAAAGCTCTCAAATGGAAACTTAATGGAGAGACTATTACCTTTGGTAGTGGCATGTTGATTGATGGTCAGCACAGACTACATGCCTGCATTAAGGCAGATGTGCCAATAAAGGTAATATGTGTTGTCCTGGATAACAATGAAGCATTCAATACAATTGATTCTGGAAAAAGAAGAAATGTGGCAGATGTGTTTAGCATTAATGGAATGAAGCGAACAGGAGCAATGGCTGCCTCATTAGCAGTTATTCATAAGATTGATACTACAGGAGAGATTTCTGCTGCTGGTGGTGGTCGATCAGCAAGAATAGAGAACCATGAATGCGAGGAATTACTTCTTAAGTATCCTAATCTTGATACCTCAGTCAAGCAGGCACAAAAGTGGTATAAACTTCTCAAAATTAAAGCAACTGCAACTTCTTGCTTAAATTATATGCTAAGAAGAGTAGAAGGTAGGGTAGAAGATGCAGAGTCAACCACATTGGCAGACAAGTTTTTAAACCAAGTTTTTTATGGAGAAAACTTAACAAAAGGAAGTCCATGTTTGATACTTAGAAATGCGTTTATTAAGCATGTCACACACAATGCACAACCAGAGACTAGATATATTTTGAAAGCAGGTATAATATGTTGGAATAATTGGTTAAAGGGTAAAGACATGGATAGAATCACTGTTCGGGGCGATAATATAATTCCTCAACCTGACGCACCAACAATCAATGACCGAGTTCGACACGAGTCTTAGTGTTGGCAAGCTGCGTGAGGCCGAATTAATCGAGTTCTTTCAATCTAAGGGGCATAAACCTATACCCATACCAGGCAAGTTCTCTGGCTTTGATTTCTTCTTAGCCAATACTAAGCAAGGCTATGAGGTAAAGCAGGATTTGAAGGCTCATTATTCCGGCAATCTCGTGGTGGAAGTTGAAATGTATGGCAAGCGATCCGGGTTGATGGCAACCACCGCAGATTGGTGGATATTTGACACGAAGGATGAGTTTATATTTATAACCCCAAAGCAATTAAAGGATCTCATCGTGGAGCAGAATCCACCCTTGCGTCAATTCACAGGAAAAGGAGATACCCATGCCAAGAAAGCATACTTGATACCTGTGCAACGCATAAAAAACTATGCCAGCAGTATCATTAAACGATAAACTAACTACAATAAGTTACACATGAATACACTTAATAAAATCATGAATAAAATAATAATAACAGCAATATTTACAGCAGCACTTATCACCTGGGTATGGATGATATTTGCATGGATAGCAGCATTAATAGGAGCATAAAAATGAGTACAGAAAAGCAAGATTTACGAGTCAAAATAAACAACGAAACACATATATTGTTAGATGCCTATTGCGAGCAGTCAGGTACAACTAAAGGACAAGTTATTACTGACCTGATTTGGGGCAGTATTCCCGAACGCCTCGCGCACACGCGGGTATTTCTTACGAAATACCTTAATAATAATATATATAGTACCCCTGACATTCCTGAGGTCAAAAGCAAGAAGCGTGGAAAGCGATTATTACCATCTGATTTTTCACCTGACAAATCCATAGCAGAAGATGCAGGCATCGATTTCGATGGTGCGCTTGAAGCGTTTACAGATTGGGCAAAAGCAGGTGGTGGAAGATACTTGGATTGGGATGCGTGTTTTCGCACTGCTTGCAAGACATGGTTGAAGGAACGCTATCCACATCTTCGCAGAACAAGCACAAGCGTTTCAACTCATGGCTTAAATTTTGATGTGACTACCAAGCACCCGGATGATTGATGTTGAATTAGCAGAGCAAGCAGTTCTCTCATCCATGCTGCATGATGAAAGTGGAGTAGCCACTGCACAAGCAGGTGAATCATTAACCAAGGATGACTTCTCCTCCATGGATCGTTCCACGATCTTTGAAACGTGCTTACGGTTATCACCTGCCAATGAGATTGATATAATCATAGAACATCCAGAGCTAAAACAAGAAGTAATCTTTTTGAGCGAGAAGTTTGGTGGTGGTGGCATAGAAAGATACATTGAATATTTGATTGATCATCGTAACACGAGATCCGTGGAACGTGCCTTATGGCAAGCAACAGATGATTTAAAAGCAAGTAAGCCAGCAGAAGAGATAAGTCAGACCTTTGTTAACACCATTGCTAAATCACTTTCTCAAAGAAAGGGTGTGGTTGCATGTGGTGCAGCAAGTAAAGAAGCATTTGCAGAATTTCTTGAAGTTGATGCAGGTGGCACGCAAGCAATCCCAACAGGATTGGAAAAACTAGATGCTATTCTTGGAGGTGGATTCAAGAAAGGTAGCTTGTACGTCCTTGCAGCACGTCCAGGAGTAGGAAAGAGTGCATTAGCAATACAAATGACCTATGAGACTGCAAAGCGTGGTTTAAGGGCAAGCTATGCAAGCTTAGAAATGTCATCATCTGAATGTGCTGGTAGACTTTTATCCAATGCAAGTGGTGTGCGTAAACCTACAGGCAAGGGGTTTCTCAATGCAGGTCATAAGCAAAAACTAGAGACACAAGTGCAAGCCATGCAGACTTGGCCAATAACATTCAAGGATGATAACCAAGCAACCATGCAATCAATTGAAGCATTCATTGCCAAGCAAAGACTTGAAGGCGAGCTTGGTTTAATCGTTGTCGATTACTTGCAGCTACTCTCTTCACCTGGGCATGACTCACGAGTGCAAGAGGTAAGCCACATTTCTCGTTCCTTAAAAGCAATAGCTATGATGTATGAAGTTCCCGTGCTTGCATTAAGCCAATTAAATCGTGCCTTAGAATCTCAAAATAGAAATCCCATGCTCTCTGACTTGCGTGAGTCAGGAAGTATAGAACAAGATGCAGATTGTGTGTTACTCATGCATCGAGAGAAAGAAGTAGATCCAACCAATGATGATATTATTTGCAATGTTGCTAAGAATAGAAATGGCGAGGTGCGTGCAACCAAGCTAACTTTTACCAAGCCAACCGGGCGTTTCTCAACACGAGTTGATGCAAGATTGAATGATAAGAAACCATTCTGAGGTAAATACAGACTACATGAGGTTACATATGATGCCATATGAAGCTCAAGAAGGGTGCTAAAAAGCGTTTTGATTGATTATGAGGGTGTTTACTCATGTGAGACAACCAAAACGCTTTTTAAGGGGTAACGGGGTAAAGATGTATTTTATCTGATAATATGATAATCAGATCCGTATAATCACGAATTATTTCTCTTAGCCCACCATGCAAGCACTTTCGGCACAAACTTCATCGCTATGAAGAGCGCCATGCCAAGTGCAAGCTTGGGTAGCAGGTCATTGTTGTCTTGCTTGCTCATATTACCTTACCTCTCTCACATGTGAATATTCGTAAGACATCATCTTGCTAAATGATTGCCCCGTCTTGCCTGCATCCTGGGCAGTTCTCGCTTCTACCTCTAGAACCTTCATGCAGGCACGCTGGCCTTTGATTTGCTTATATGCGAATACCTCGAAGCTTGTAAGCTTGGGTGCTTGTTTGTGTGCTGCTATTCTCATGCGCTTTCTCCCCAGAGTTTAATTGCAAGATCTAGGTTTTTCTTCGCGTTGTTTACCTCTTTCTTTGCATAAGTCAAAGAATAGGAGTGCAGTCTTTTTTCTGGAAACTTTTTAAGTTCTTCATGTTCCTGCTTTGCGTCTTCAAGTTTAGATCTAAAAAACTCAATACTTTCCGGCATAGATAAATTTATGTCCTTTTGTTTCTTGTCCCAATATTTTGCGCGCTGTTCATAATTTTCTGCCTTTGTGTTTTCTTCAATACTTTTGCTCATTGCATTGTGTGAGCGTGCAAGTGCTGCCCGGTGTGCTTTCTCGCTATGATGGCCTACTAAAATAGGTTGACCCAATGCTATGCCCGTGCGCTCCTCACTCATGCTTGACTTGTCGTAAAAATCAAAACTTTTACTTGCTGCCCGTGTGGAATAGTCTCTCAATCTTTCTGACTTGTTTCTCGCTCTTTCCTGGTGGTTAAACCCGTCAACTCTAGTAATGCTATAAAGAAAGTTTCCTTCCCTTGTTTGACCAAGAAAATTGTGAATTTCATGTTCGTTCTCTTTTCCGTATTTTGTTTCTAATGTTATGATTTCACCTTTTGCATGTTCTTCATTGCATTCAGCAACGTAGACATTGGCACAATATTTTTTATATTTATTCATTTAAATAATCTTTCTGTTTGTTTGTATTGATTAAGCCAAGCTTGCGCGTTTCTCATTGTGTCAAACTTGCCTTTAATAATTGACCAGGTTGACCCGTTGATATGATTTGCAACGCACCAACCCCCTAGTGGATCTTGTAAGACTTTCATCCTTCGACCCTCCCTTGTTCAATGTCGCAAAGTGTGGAGTAGTAAGAAGAAAAGCCGGAAGGATTCTTATCCCATATTTCTTTTACTCGCTTTCTTTCCTCCTCGCTTTCTGGTTTGATGTTCTTGCAACGCTCACCTGGCCAAACTTTGCCAAGCCAACGCAATTCTTTTGCTCGTTCTTTTGTTATTCTCATGCTGTTTCTCCTTCCACCCTGTCCAAGATTGCACGCAAGTTATCTCTTTCAAGATCCGCGCCACTATGGCCTTCTATGATTAAAGTACTAAGCAATTTCTCAAACAACTTGCATTGCTCCAATAACTCAGGAGCGCTTGCAATTAAGCGTGCATCTTCGTTACTTGCTCCCATGAATTGCGCAATGACTAGATTTGTATCTTTCTCTTGCAAGTTAAGGTAATCTCTTTCTTGCACCAATTCCCATGGCCCAGGTGTGTGTGTTACTTGTTTCTCGCTCATAATGTTATCCTTTCGTTACATCATCAATCAAGCGACTGAGATAAAAGTTATTAATTTTTACGCATCTCAAACCCATAATTGAAGTGTAGATATGTATTGCAGTTCCTTTTAATTTATCCCCGTTGTCGTCACGGTAAATAACAGTGTCACCCTCTTTTATTTCTTTCATAATTATATCCTTGTTTGTAATTCTAATTTAAGTTGTTTCTCCTTACATGCTACATGCTTGCATGCCCCCGTTTCACGGGGCAATGCACCACGCTTTGCACGCTCCCTTTGCTCTCTCTGTTTCCGTGATTTCTCACCTATCTCAATCAATTCTTGCAAGGCGATTGGAAAGAGTTTTGTGGCGTGATGTGTCATGCTTGTTTCTCCTTTGCATAGTGATTGCGGAAATCAATGGCTTTGCCATCAATGTGAGTTGAATCATACTTACTACTTGTAAAATAACATGCGTCAGGAAACTTAGCTTGGTAATCGCAAGCCACACGTTCAGCAGTAAACCAATCATTGCAATGTGTTATAAGATATCTCCTACCAAGATATTCAGTAGTTACATTGATGGCGCTATAATTGGATGGTTTTAGTTCTCTTAATGTCATGCTAGTTTCTCCTTTGCTTGTCCGATCTCCTTTGCAAGCAATGCAATCAATGCATGCTTGTTCGGATCTTTGCTGTTTTGTAAGGTTGCAATGCGCTTGCAATGCTCAGTAATAAAATGTTGTAAGTCTATGTTCATGCTAGTTCCCTCTCTTTGTAAGTATTGTTTGAATTGCGATCCAAGCGCCAAGAATGGCGTATGGTGCGAGTATGATGATGCTAATTTCGTAATGCATGGTATTTGAAGTTAGTTGTTTGTAGTTAATTGGATGCGAGTTGCATTTCTTCCCATTTCTTCAAAGTAGATACTTTTAGAATCTGAAATGCATAAGTGAGCATGTAATCATTCAAGTTGATATCATCTGTATTATGATCGTTTTCTTGTACTTCTCTTTCAACTTCATCAAATAAATCACGATCTTGGAATCTTACATAGTCAACCAAGCTCCATGCTTTGCCATAAACAAAAGAGTGATCGCAACTAGCGCATATTTCAATGATTGCATTATAATGATCAAAAGAATCATCTAGGTTGTAACCATTAACAGACTCACAAAGTGAATCGATTAGAGAAGTGAATTTTGAGTTATCCATAGTAGTAATTTTTGAGTTAATAAAACCAAGCAATTGTGCTTGATATAAAAGACATTAAAACACAATGCTTGTATTTGCAAGTACAAAAGCAATATAATGACGTTGTTTGTAGTTTAGCTTGAATATCACTATACATGCACCATGCAAGCGTGCCATCGTAAAACGATGCCATGCACCATGCAAAAAAACTTTCATGCAAACTTGCAAACTTGTTGCCTTGTGATCCATGCAAACTTGTAGCAAGAAATTATGTGGCGTGGGAAGCATAAGACGTCATTACGTCAGTATGTTATTACGTCAAAAGAAAGCATTCCTCCCCCATAACCACTTTTTAGCTTTACATGTGTAAAGCAAATCTAGGTTAGCATGGTAGTTTGCAAAGTTGAAAGACCAAGCTTGCAATCAATGGAGCTACCTAACGCAATCGCAAGCAATCGAGCAATCTTGACAAGTCAATCCACGTAATCCCACTATCCATGCACCCCTTGCAATTCCTAACAAGAAGTGCGACCCCCATTCAACGTTATAAATAGACGCACGCCTGCACGCACCCGGGGGGGCGGGGGTGCGCCTGCGCACCTGCGTTCTTTCTATATTATTATCACCCCCCACATAACTTTTTTTGCAATATTGCCCCCTCGTTGGGGGCGTTGTTTGCGCATGGTTATGATAGGGTGAATGCCCCCATATTTAATTCCTTTCATGCCCCCCTACCCCCCTTGCATAGCACACAGCATGGCCTCGAATCGAGGCGTATGGTAATGTAGTTTGAGCTAGTAGATCGGGAATACGATCTTATTTATCCATAGGTTTGTATATCCGATGTCCAGCATGGATAACAATTTCCTTACATAGATCGAGGAACTCTTGATCGGTCATCATACCTTTTGCCCGGTTTGCTTCTGGGCATACAATTTGCAGATTATCCATAGAATTATCCCCACCACGAGCTGTGGGAGTCTTATGGTCATATTCATAGGTATCTGGATCGTGAAAGTCTATAGGTCTACCTGTAAGTGCACATGGAAAAGTGTCACCATATTTTTTATGAACATCTTTATAATTGAATGTCATAGGTCTTTGGAAACGATTGGCTTTATCTGATATTGCTTTGGATGTCTGTCTTTTTGATTTATTAAGATACCAGGCAGGCTTGGTTTGTTTGGAAAGTGGTTTAGGATTTTGGAAGGAATAGATTTTATTAATGATTGCTTTAAGACTTCTTGGATAATTTTTACTTTTTTCTTTTGATAGATCCCGTGTTTTTTTACGCAGAGCATAGGATACAGTAGATTTGGAACATTTAAGTTTCTTTGCAATTTGAGGAAAGGTCAGACCTTTTTTGCGTAGGGCAATGATTTGTTTATTTAGCGGAGTCATCATCTGCTGGCGTGATGTCTACTACTTTATCTTCGGATGCTTGTGTGGGTTGTTTTTTAACTTCTTTAGTTGCCCCTTTGAGAATGGATCGTACTTGATCTGGGGACATATCAGATGAACCGAGAGTTACATTTGCGGATGCGGTAATGTTTGATGGCCTGCCTGACACTGTGAGGAACTTGTCCATGAGGACTGCCACTGCATAGGCTAGATTTTGTGGAGGTATTTCATCTAGCTTGTTGTGTAAGGTGTTTAATGAATCTGCTACCATATCAGATAGTTTGGAGTTTACCTGGTTGAGGAACTCCTGTTCAGTCATGTCTAAACGATAGCGTAGAAAGTTACCAATGGACTTACGAAGTTCTGGATCTTGTTTCATTAGGATCTCAGCTTCTTTTTTCCCATTTGATTGTTTGGCTGCAATCTTAGCTGCTGATTTAATTATATTATTTTTTGTCATATCATCACAGAATCCACGTACAGTACCTGGTTTCCTTGCTTGTCGTTTATATTGCTTAGGCATGAGTGTATTTTTACTTTTTTTCAGAAAATACTTGCATTGTCAAGTGTAAGACTACATAAGGCTACAAATGGATGTTGATAGGGGAAAAGAGATATTAAAGAAGGCGTGTATGAACTACACGGAGTTTAGCAAGTTAATGGGAGTAAAGCCTATCACAGTCAGGCTTGCGTTTAGTCAGAAGCGACTAAGCAAGAAGATGGTTGCTAAATTGCTTCTGATGGAAGAACCGCAGAAGGAAGAGGAAGAGAAGAGCGAGCGTACTTTGATTAAGGAAGGAATGATAAAACAGAGTATGGGGGAAGTACGCTTGGCTAAGGTATATATGTTACCGGGTAATCCTTACTTACGATTCATAGAATTTGATGATGGCACACATGGCAAGTTCCGGGCAAAGCCGGGTAAATTTGGATTGGGTAGTGTGGTCAAGGTTAAGCGAGAAGATGGAGATATGTACACCTTGGAAGGAAACTACGATGGAAAGGATAGATTGATATGATAGATGATGATGAGGTTGATTACGATGTACGAGGAGACATGCCGAGCGAAGAGGAGGAGGAGAGTGAGGATGAGCTTCAACGCATTGAATGGGAACGTATCAAGAGAAGGTAATGACTTTTGTGGATGATATAGAGATGAAGGACTATGCATTTACCTTGCTTGGTCTAATGTCTG